ACGCCCGGATCAACTTGATTTCTTCTGCTTCCCGCCGCAACAGCATCGAACCATTTCCCATTTTTATTATTCCTTGCTTGACATAATAAGGTTTATCACTTGTGGATAAGGTTATCCACATACCGCAGTGCTGCGGCATATCGGCCAGAACATACCGCACGGGTGCGGCACATTTCGCCGGATATACCGCACGGGTGCGGCACTAATAAGAAGTAAGATTTCTCTAAGATTTAGGGGCCAGCTTTCGCTTGATTTCTGCAATCGCATCTTGCGATACAGACGAGCCTTCGACTACAACGTTCTGAACATTCTGAACATTGTTGTCGCCAATTTGCAACGACAGGTTGATAACGATCTGCGGACCAGTCGGCGTGCCGTTCTTAGCGAATTCCTTCAGTTCGTTAAGGAAGTCTTGTAAGCCAGTCGGGACATACGGAACCGATGCGGTTCCGGCAGGCGTCCGATCGCTCTTAGTCACAAGCGGAAGCTGCTCGGTGAACCGGTAACGGTTCCGCTTGCGGTTCTCCGGGTCTTTGTCCCAATCGAGCAATTTAAGCTCCCTCAAGCGGCGCAGCGCGCGTTCGACGGTATCGCGAGAAGTCTTCAGGCGTTCGGCCAGCGTGTCGACGCCAGGGAACGCCGTTCCGTTATTCAAGTCCGTATAGGTCTTCAGCATGACATATACCGCGATAGCGTTTATCCCCATCGCATCAAGCGGCGTGCTTCTCAGAACGTGGACCCATATCGTATCGGCGTCCAATTCATCCCAAAGCTGGATCTGGTTCATGCCTCCACGCCCCGCGCGCGCAGCATCAATCGGATCTCCTTTTCGATAGCGCGGCCGGCAATGCTGTTCATGCTCTCGTCTTCCGAGTACAGCGCCAAGTCTCGCAGCAGTTCGTAAAGGTCAGCGCGGATTCGCAAATTGATCTGACGATACGGTATCTTCGGCGGCCTTTTGCGCCAGTCTGCGCCCTGCTCTGCCTGCGGCGTGTCGATGGCATCCTGCGCCTTCCTGAGCCGTTCCAGTGCGTCTGCTCCGGTCGCTTGCATGGGCTTATTCATTGCCGAAAATCTCCGTGTACAGGTTGTCGATCTCGACCGATGCCTTCGCGTCGTAGTCCTTGCTCGGCAGCTCGTGAACGCCCTTCCCTTCCTCGTAAGCCTTCTGGAACGCAACCCGATCGCAGATGCGGCCGTCTAGCACGCGCAGAACGTCTTTGAACGGCTCGAAGCCTGCAAGGAACCGTTTGTACTGGTTCGAACTAGGGTCGACCATGTTCAGAACAACGGCAACGTCCTTCGTATCCTCGATCGCTGTATTGACGCGCCGGATCATCGTTGCAAAGTCTGGAACGGTGCTTAGATCGGCCGGTGACGGCTTCAGCGGGACGATCACCCTATCCGCCAGTACCATCGCCTCCCGAAAGTCGCTCGTGTCTTTTCCGCCAATGTCGACGAGAACGGTATCGAACTTCTCGCGCAGAGATACCAAGTCGCGCGCCAGATCCTTGCCGCGTGGGATGCAGAGCATTTCGGGCTCGATCCCTGCCACCGTGCGAACGGCGCACCACTTGGCTGTTGTCTGCTGGCTATCTAGGTCGACCAAGAGCACGCGATGACCGTGCGACGCGCGCAACGCGCCAAGGTTCTCGACTATCGTGCTTTTCCCGACGCCACCCTTCTCCGCCCCCACGGTTATCAGCATGATTTGCTGCTCGCGGACTTTTCAACGCCGCGCCACGGGCTATCTTGTTCAAGAGATTCCAATGCAAACGGGGCATATTCCCAAACAGAACCATTCCAGTAAGCCAAGTCGGCGCTCGAATTGAACTTCCGTTCGTAAAAGCCGGCGCGAGTAGGCTTCACGCTTCCGGGGAACCAGGGCGTGCGATTCATCTCGTCCCCGCGGATTGCAACGAAATTGCGGCGAGTGGCGAGAATGGCGCGCTCGTAATCGTCGAGCGTTGGATTTAGGCTTAGCATCGAGACTTTCCGGTCAAGGTTCTTTATCAGCATGATTCCTTCCCTCTTTCTTAGTGTGTGACTAGATACTAGCCACGCATACAAGAAAGCGCAAGGGGAATGTAGCACCGTTGCTACAGTGCTACATAGCAAGCACGCTATATAGATCCTATGCCGCGCGTCTTAGCTCGAAGCGCTCTGTCGTTCTGCCTCTGCGTATCTGCACAGCCTTCCCCGCATTCAGCCGCCGCAGCACTTCATCCGACGCCCGCACGTACTGGCGCCGCGTTACCGTGTCGACGATCTGTTCGAACACGTGAATCCCGCCATTGAGCGCCGGCAGCCCGCCAGGACCGAACACTAGCCGCCCGGTCGCGTTGTATCGCTCCGCGGCGTCGATCAGCGCATTTTGCGCGTCATATAGCGCCTGCAATCCGATCTCCTTGTTGCCTGCCGTCTCGCACAAGATCAGCCCAATGTTCATAGCACTCACAAGCGCATCCCATGACGATTTTTCGCCATCGCCACGCGCAAGCGATAGGGCGGCTGCGTGTACGGTCGTCAGCACTTTGGTGCGCTCGTCGCCTTGCAGCGGTAAGTCGCCGTTAAAGAGGGTGGTGATTACATCCTTCGTCGGGACGTACTTACGTGCGGTTCGCTTTCTCATTTCAGGTTCCATGCTGCGCGGGTAGTGCGCAAAATCGTTTCTACTGTCCTGCTCACTGCGGCTCCTTGGATTGCGACGCGAAGTGCGCTAACAGTTCCGCATCGCTCAGATTTTCCGGGCTGGCGGGGGCAGACAAAGCAGCACGGGCGCATAGCGCTTCGATGAAGTCGGCCAATTCCGCGCAGTCTTTGCCGCTGAAAAACGGCTTTCCTTCATCTAGGAAGGTGTGTGCGCGGCGCAGTTCATGAAGCCAGTTCCGCGCTTCTTCTGCCACCCCCTGCGAGTTGATAGCCGACAAGTCAACCGGTGCATCGTTCTGGCCGTAGTCGTCATAGACCTTGGGCTTGAACGCCTGCGAGTTATCAGCGCGGGCAGCGTTCCAGATAAACCGAGCTACGGCTTTAGGCGTCTCGTCCATGCAGCGCGCTCGATTCCATACCGACTCGAAACCGTGATCGCGCGAGTTGTCAGGCGCTTCGATAGGGCGCGGGGCGACTCGATAAAGCGGCTCCCAATTGATAATGTCGCTCTTTCCCGGATCAGCAGTTGAGTATGCTGTGACTCGTCCATCCGGAAGAAAGCCGACCCATAACGCCACCGGCTCCGCGCTCGCGGATGCGGCGATCTCCTTACTGATCGGCGCTTCGTTGTTCCAAAGCATCATGCAGAAGTTAGCTACGTCGCGCGGATCGCCCTTCTCGACATGCTCGCGAAGCATGCGCGACAGAACATAGTCGCTGGCTACTTGCCAGCCGCCGCGCCCCTTTGCGCGAGAAGCGGCCATCTTCTCTTTCATCGCTCTGGCGAAACGATCGACTGCTGCATCGTCCGGATGCTCCGGCTCCGCGCTCGCGGATGCGGCGAGAAGTTCCACGGCTTTGCAGAGGATCGCTTTGTTCCCGATGGAAACGCCGCTCCAATCGGAGTCTGCGATTGCTTTTGCTACCTGTTGTGCGTTCATTTCATTCTCTCCTATGCTGCGTCTCTTGCGATCACGACGCGTCCTATCATCACTTCGCAGCGCTCGCCAGTCATCTGCGCGATCATCCTAGCGAATGTCACAGGCGTCATGCAGTAGGGCGGTCGTCGGCGTCTTGGCTTGCGCCAGCGCGTCGATCGACTCGCGCGCGGCGCTGCTCGTGGCTCTGTGTTTCATCGTCGAACCCGGTCTAGCCGGGTGTGGTTGTCTGCTTTAGAGACGACCGACGCTATAACGATGATCGATCGTGTTTGAAGAAGGCGGCCACGCACATCAGCGGGCTACATAATAAGAAGTGGTTCGATAGAGTGTTCATGCTGTTTCCTTCCGTTGTTGTTGTTTTTGCTTCCCGTCTATGCGGGATAGACGTTTAGATCGCTTGTGCAGCGATGCTCAGTGCCGCCGCTTCGTCACGCGCGGCGATCTTAATGTAGTCGACATGGCATTCGCCCATCGAGCTGCGGTAGAACTTGCACACCAGGTAGACGCCGCTGTCGTTGCTGATCGTCTTGTATTCGTACTTGCGCATTTCGCTCTCCAGTCGGTAGTTGTTCCTGCATGCGTGAATAATACACAGCCGGTATCACTAACGCAAGCGGTGTCTTAATTATTTTCGTGCGATTACGAACTGAGGCGGTCTAGCGTTGCGTTCAGCAGATCAAGCTCGGTGCATTTCAGGATGCGCAGATAGGTCTGGTCGCCGTGGATGCCGTTCGGCCCTTGGTGGCAGTCGTCGTGACACAGCGGCAGCACGAGGAAGTTACCAGCTCGCTGTGCGCCGCCTTGCCCTGTGCGAATATGATGCACGTCTGTCTTGCTCTCCTGCTGGCGGTCGAGCAGGGTGCAGCAGATGCAAGCCATCGCAGCGACGCGGCCCATGTAGGCGCTCTCGCGCTTGGTGGCTCGATGCTTCATGCTTTCTCTCGCCGCTCGATCTCGCGCTCGATGTACCAGATCGCTTTGCGCATATCTTCGACCGCATCGTTCTTCAGGTCCGCGCGCCACAGGTACTTGATCGCATTGCCGATGCAGAACGACATATGCTCTGTGACTTGGATAGCCTCGATGCCGCTCGGGTGCGACGTGTAGTGCTTCGGGTGGTTGACTGCATCGTTCATCGTGTACCCCAGGTCAGTTGTTCGTATGGGTTCGGCATGATTCCTTGCTTTCTCGCGCGGTCCATCATCGCCATTCGGTTCTTGCTGCGCTCCCGCCAGCGTGCTCCGCGCTTGGTCTGTGGCAAAGGCTTAGGCGGCTTTGCGTCGACGCCTTCGCCTAGTCGCCAAACGGCTTCGAAGTTGCCGGGTCCGCCTGGGCGCTTCCAGCGTTTAACGTGGACGCGCTTTTCGTCGTGCAGCCGGTGAATCCAAGTGTGGATCGCTGAATGTGCATAGCCGGTGATGGCTCGCACTTCGCCGCGCGTATAGTCGCCTTCTGCCAGGGCGGTCAAGATGCCTTCGCGAACGATAGATTTCATGCTGCATACTCCGCGTAATCGGCCGGCGCACTCCAACGAACGCCATGCTGCGCACCGAAGGCCATCATTAGTTCAATAAGATCCGAAAACAGCTTCTTTCCCATCGTGCTCGTGCGCTGTCCGCAGACAACGAATCCGCCGTCGATGCCGGGAACAACCTTCTGCTGTTTGAGCGATGCGCTGAATACGTCCTTCCAGTTGTCGGGAGTCAGCTTCTGGCCGTACCAGTTCACCTGGCGCGATATGTCTGTCAGCATCGGCCACAGCTTTGCGTTCTGCTCGAGCGAGCGCGTCGGCTCCGATAGGGTGAGAACGTGACCGTCAGGGCGATGCATGACGGCGCCAACGGCGAAGCGTCGATTGCTCTCGTTTAGGATGATGATGTGCTTGTCCATCAAGCCTCCGCCACCATAACGATGCACTGGCCGCCTTTGACGATCGGACCGCGTGAGACGTGCAGCTCGTCTATCTGGCTGTCGTCATCGAATACGCCTGCATGCATCAGCGCATCCAGCCCGGCCTTGCAGAAGTTGTCGAGATCCCTGCGGCGCTTGTCGCCACCGCATACGCGCATCGCGACGAACAGACGGGAATCGCCAAACTTCTTCGCATTGTGTTCCGCGACGATCTCTGCGACGCGCTCGCGGAAGGTCTTGCCGGCCGCGGTGATGTACATGCCGTGTGGCGACTTCCGCCAATAATTGTTCACGCTTGGGGGAAGTGGGAGAACTAGAAGCTGTGAATCCCCGTATAACTTCGATTGATCGGTCATGCTGCGTTCTTAACCTCGTGATAGCAAATCGAATGCTGCTGCTGCCACTCTTGAAACTTGCCCGTTTCCAAGGGCTTTAATGCGGTCCACCCGATTGGCCATCCCATCAACCACTCGACCCATTCCGGGTTCAATTGGCCACCTGCTGAAGTCGATAGGGCGGTTCCGCCCTGCGCGTACTTCTCTTTTCTGTGGCCTGTGTCGTCCGCAACTGGCGTCGGCCATAACTTCACTTCCGCACTTAGCTTCGGCTCGCCGCGGCTGTTCCATTTGCCGGCCGCTCTCGAAACAGCGTCGTCCGCTACGGGCATTTGCCAGAATCCAGATGCGCTCTCGCAAATGTGGAGCGCCGGCGTCGGCTGCAGATACGATTCCCCATTCCGCATCGAACCCCATCGAGGCCAAGTCTCCGAGTACTCTTCCAAGCCCCCTAGAAGTGAGCATTGGGGAGTTCTCCATGTACGCGAATCGTGGTCGAACCTCGCCAATAATCCGTGCCATTTCTGACCAGAGGCCGCTTCGCTCTCCGTCAAGTCCATCGCCTTTGCCGGCCGCGCTAATGTCTTGGCAAGGGAAACCTCCCGAAACCACGTCAACAATTCCTCGCCACGGTCGGCCATCAAAGGTTCTGACGTCATCCCAAATCGGGAAAGGCGGGAATGTTCCGTCGTTTTGTCGGGCCAGTAGAACGCTTCGGGCGTAGGCGTTGTATTCGACGGCGCAGACAGTGCGCCATCCAAGTAAGTGGCCTCCGAGAATTCCGCCACCAGCGCCCGCGAACAATGCCAGCTCATTCATTTATTCCTCGTTGTTCTTATGCTTTCTTGTCGCTTCGGACGTAGGCCCAAAGCTCTTTCTTCGCTCGCTCTGCGGCTGCCTTTCCCGCTTTGCTTTTCACGCTCTCGACGATCGCCTTGGCCTCGTCATACTGGCCGCGGCGCCCGGCTCTGACAGCCGACATGAAGCGCGATAACGCTTCTTCTCGCGTCAGCACCAGCACACCGTGTCTAGGCTGACTGTTCGCCGGAAGAACCACCTGCCGCCCTCGATGCAGCTATATTCGGAATAGGCGGTTAAGTGCGGCAGGATGATCGTGTGCATGGCGGTTACTTGATATCGAGTCGGTCAGCGCGGAACAGCGAGCAGCCCGGAACCGGGAAGCCATCTTTCAGCGCCTGCGCGATAAGCGACTTATTCGGCACAGGCTTGGGCGGCTCCGGATCGGTCTTGAATGCGTCAGGGATCAGCGATTCATCTTCGATCTTCACGCTCGGCGGATTGAGCGCGATCTTGATGCGGAAGTAGGGCGTGTCGATCTTGTCGACCTTCGCCAGCTTCAGGCCGTCCTTCAGGTAATTGCGCAGGCGTTCTGCGCGGTTCTCCATCGCTTTCGCGCGCTCGACCATCGCTTTCGCGTGCTCTTTGATCTGCGCTGCGGTTGCTTCGAGATTCTTCGCGACGAATGCGGTATTCATCGCCTTGGTTTCCAGATCCCCGCCGATGGCTTCCATCGTGTCGAGGAACGTTTGATCGTCTAGCTCCAGGTCTTCCAGCTTTGCTACGTCCGCGCGGTACTCCGCTGCGATCTCGAAAAGGTTCATCGTCGGCTCCTTGTTGTCGGCAGACTAAGGCGTCTGCCGTATCTGTCTAGTCATAATATCGCGGAATCGTACATTTACTGCTTTACTGACGGATAAAATTTATCAATGATCTCGCGGGTGCGATTAAGCTCTTGAATCTCGCGCAGATCGAGGATCAGGCGCAGGGCATCGCGGCGCATCGTCGCTTCGGCTATGTCGATCTCGGCTATGCGGATCTGCTCGCGGATATGCGCCAGCGGCACGACGGTGACGGGTTGCGTGTTGTCTAAGCTCATGCTTGCTCTCCTGGTGACTGCGTTGCGCGTGCTGCTTTCATCACGTGTTTCTCTCCGATCTGAATGCACCGCTCGTCGACGATGCTTTCGAGCAGCGTCACGCTCAGGCGTTGCACGGTCAGGGCGAGCGCCACGCTCTCTTTGTTCGTGCCGCTCGTCATCGACTGCTCTAGCTTGCTCATTGCCTTGCGCAGATCGATAGACGCTTCGGCTGAGTTCGTTTTCTGTTCATTGCTCATGCTTGCTCCTTAAGTCCGCGCCATTCGAATCCGCCGTCTCGCTGCGCTTCGTCACTTGGAAGCCATCTGTAGAGCGCGGCCGCAAACGGCGTCTGTGATGTGAAACCCCAGAATTCCCCGTTCCAGTAGGAGAACCAGCGGGTCATGCGTTGCGCTACTCTTACTTCGTACACGCCGACGTGAACCGGCGTAGTGCTGCGGTCGAACCAATCGGTTAAATCCTCCATGATTCCCCCTTGTGCGCCGCCAGCGGTGCCAGCGGCGCGTTGTTGTTTTAAAAAGGAATGTCTGAGTCGTCGTCGAAATCGCCGGCCGGTGCTGCTTGCTTCTGCGGCGCTTGCTGCTCGTCCTTGCGGCGCACGGACAGGCTGAAGAACTTGCCGGTCGGTCCTTCCTTCAACCAAGCACTTAGCCAGAAGTCAACGCCGTCGACATTGATCTTCCCCGAGTAGTCGGGGTGGCTGTCTTTCTCTTTCCGCTGATTGCGACCAAGCGTTCCGCGGTTGTTGTTGTCGTAGTTGCTCATAGGGCTTCCTTATGCGTGAGCGGGTTGCGAAAGTTCAGCCTTGCGCGCGTCGTAGACGGCTTTCAGCTTCGGTTGTTGATCCTTGGTGACGCGCTTCCAGGCGCCGGCGAAGATGCCTTGAAGCTGCTCGATTTCCTCGCACTCCTTGAGCGCGGTAATGCAGTCGTCGAGTTCGGACGCATCGACCGGCTTGGCGGCCGGCTTCGGCTGCGGCTTGGCTTCGGGTTTCGCGCCGACGCCAGAGCCCGCGTTGCCGTCGTCATCCGCCTGGTAGAGCCCGGTCACAGCCGACAGGCTGTAGCGGCGCAGATAGGTCAGCGTCGAGCCGAATCCCTGCGGGTCTTGCTTCGGCATCGGCGCAACCGCCGTGTCTTCCATCCACTGACCGGAGCGATGCATCAGGCGCGTCGTCAGGTGCAGCTTGCCGTCGTCAGAAGGCGAGGGGAGCTGCAGGAAGACAATGCCGTTATCGTTCAGCGGCCCCTTGATCGCGTCGATGACGGACTCAAGGTCGGCGTAGTTGTTCTTAAAATGCGGATTCTTCGAATCCTTCGTTGCGAAGCGGATTTGCTGCTGCGCGCGCAAAAGCGCTTCGGCCAACTTGTCGATGTTTTCGCTCGTTTTCATTTCCGTTCTCCAGTTCGTATTGCTGCTGCTCGTCTTGTTCGATTTGCCACTGTCCGTTGTCGTCGTTCATTGCCACCCCGGGTTGGTCGCCCACAAGAACCAGGCGATCAAGGCAGCGAACACGATCCAATCAGTTGCGATTCGCATGGCTGATCTCGTCGATTTCATCGCGCAGGACGCGCGCACGGTTCACAAGGAGTTGCAGCCAGTCGCCGGCTGCGTCAGGAAACATCGATTGAAAACGCGGCCACTCCAAATCGAGCTCGCGCAGGAGGACGTACATATCTGCGACTTTCTCTGCGATCTGCGCTTGCCGGTGAATCTCGACCAGCTCCGTTACCGGGCAAAGATGCTCGTCGCCTGCCTTACGAAGTTCCGACATGAATACAGATTGGGGAACTTCAGCGATCAGTGTATTAATCGCAGGCAAATTTTTCCGAGCAACAGGCGATTGTTGCGGGCGGAATGCGGAGAAGGTACGTAATAAGCCGTTGCGGACTGCGTTCTGCGTTTTCATCGTGTTTCCTTCCGTTGTTGTTGGTATGTGTGCTGCTGATTCAAATAGTACAGGCCACGTATCAATAAAGCAATAGGCAATTCAGAAAAATGTGTGCGATTGGCTACACAGTCTCCAGTTGACCCATAAGCCGCGCCCGGCATGCTGCCTGCATCGCTGCTAGCGTTTCCATCGCACGGAACACGGGCGGCGTCGGCGGTATCGTGCTGATCCATGTCCCATGCACAGCCGTAGGGCCGCCGTTGATTAGCTTCGCCTGGCCGCGTTGCTCTAATCGCTGTAGCGTGCGCGCGTAGCTCTCGGCGTTGCCGTCGACGTGATCCGCTATCTGCTGCGGCGTAGCGCCTTCCGGATGCGATTCGAGATAGTCGAGGATGATTGACATGCTCATTTCGGTTCCTTGCTAACGTGGACGTACATCTGCGCAAGGCTGGTGTGGTTTGAATCAGGGTCAAGCCCAAGGCGATTGCACATCATGTATGCGGACGTTGATCCGAACCCGAATGTCTCCATCGCCAGTACCAAGTTCGGCATGCGCGAACGCTTCACGATGCGGCGAACGTTGGCAAGAACCAGCGCGTCTCGCTTATCCTGCTCGCTCATGCGGCCTCCGAATCCAGCCCTGCCACATCGCGCGACTGGCGGCGGTGCGACTCCCAATCAAAAAGGACCGACACGCCAGATTCGTCAAGGCGGTCCCAAAAGCGCTCGCCAACGTAGCTCTTAAGCTCTTTCGCGCCAATGTTCGTGAGCAGGATAGTCGGCCGGCAATTCAGGCGACGCGCTTCTAGCAGCTCGTGAAGGGTGCGCTCTTCGTCGGCTGTCCCGCGCTGGACGCCGATCTCGTCAATAATCATTAGGTCGATTTGCTCGAACTGCTTCAGCATTTGTTCTTCGGTCATTTCCGAAGACTTCGCCCAAGTGCTGCGGATCTTCGTGAAAAGCCGGGTGATCGACGTGAAGTAGGCGGTATAGCCGCGCGCCATCACTTGATTAGCTGCCGCGCATGCAAGGTGCGTCTTGCCAGTGCCGCGCCGTCCAGCGCCAACAAGAACGGTCCCGGCCTTCAGATGCGACGGGAAGGTGTCAGCGAAGCGTTTGAACCTTTCGAGGGCAACGCGCTTGCCTTGGGTATCGGCGTCATAGTTTGCAAATGACCGGTCACGCAGCAACGCAGGGATGCCCGCTTGCTCAAGACGCGCTTCGATCTTTGCCTGACGCTCTGCGCGCTCTTTCTCGGCAAAGGCTGCGGCCTCGCGGTCTGCATCCTCTTGCGAGCATGTAGGGCAGCGCGTGATCTTGATAACGCGATCGCCAAGTGCTATCGAGCGGATAGGGAAAGCGCCGTGTTTTAGGCAAGATCCCCTTTCCTCCGGTGTGGCTAATGAAACATTCATGACGGTTCCTTTTGTTGTTTTGCAGCACTGGTTAGAACGTAAAACCTTGGCTGTAGTCCATGTCGTCGAGCGACTTCGGCTGCTTCAATGATACACCGTTCGCTTTATTTCGTGTCGAAGAAAAACGCTTGTCGTTGCGAATCCACGTCCGGAAAGCTGCCGTCCAATCCTTGTAAGTCGACCCCTTCGCCAGGTGGTAGTCACGGAAGCTGTCAATCAGGTCGTCAGGAGCGCTCAAGCCGTTCTCTGTCGCCCACTTGCGCATCTCGTCTGTCACGGCAAAATCTGCTGGCAGGGCTACGGCTCTTTTTATTTCCTTTGGATGGTTCTTTCCTATGGTTAATTCTGGGTGAACCTGCTTCACCCCCGAGGGTGAACCTCCTTCACCCATGGGTGAACCTCCTTCACCCCCCGACAGATCATTCTCCGGCTCAGGTCCAGCGTTGCTTGCAAGGGCAAGATGGTTCGGAACCTGAAGGTAAAACAGGTTTGATTGCTGCCGGCCTTCCTTGTTGAAACGCTTCTCCCGCTTTAGCCAGCCGGCGTCTTCCGCCAGTCCGACATGCTCGATGACGCTGCGCGAGGAAAGGGAAGTCAGAGATGCTAGGCGGGCGTACGACGGGAATGCCGGATCGCCCATGTCGTTGACGTGCATATCGAGCGCCACCAGGACGAGCTTCGTCGAGGCGGCTAACTTCGACTGCATGACAGCCTTTTTGTAAGTCCAGATACTCATTTGTCTTCCTTGCCGCTGCCGACCAGATACGCCGGCAGATCGCGCAAGCCGAGCAGGTCGACAATCTTCATACCTTCGCCGGGCGCGACTTCCTCGCTTGCTTTCGCCAACTCGATCGCCTTGTTGACGGACACACCGTGTACTCCGTTCTTGATGTGATACCAGGACTGCAGGCAAAGCCCGATCTTGTCGCGCATCTGGCGGACGACCTTCGGACCCTGCTTATCGTGGAACTCTTTTGCGTTCATGTGATCTCCTGCTGGTGGGTAATGCGACAACAGCAGTGTACAATAAAGCGTGCAAAGTATCAATTAATTGTAGGCTTAATGTGGCTTAACTTAGTGAAAACTCTAGTGTTTTGTACAAAAGTGGGTTGCAAAGAGACAATGTTTGCCTCAATATCCCGTTAAGGGCTGAGAGACGAACAACGATATAGCCCCACAAAATAGCGCCTAAGCGCAGCGACGGGGCCACAAACAACCCGCGACCAAAGGAACCCAAGATGACCGTTGAACCAATCGAGCGAACCCGACAAAAAAACTTTCTTTGGCTTTTTGAGCAATTCAAAGAGGAAACAAGAAAGCAATGGCCGGATCAGCCTGAGTACGGAATGCTCAAGATGTTTGCCGAGCGGCTAGGCATGTCGCAGCTCTATGTCTCGCAGATCAAGAACGGCGGCCCAAAGGAAGAAGGGAAGAACGGCCGCGTCATCGGGACCAAGCTGGCAGACAAGATAGAGAAGGCGCTTGGGCTACCTGGCGGGTGGATGGATACCCAGCACGACGCGGAGCCCCCCAAGAGGCTGCAATCGGCTCCTGAGGCTACTGGCGAAGACGAAGGGCTCAAGGATGTACTCGATATGGTCTCCGGTCTATATTCGCACTCACCGGACGCCACCCGCGCAGCACTCATTAAGGTCATGGGCGCAATCGTCACAGGAAAGCCGATCAAACCAGCCTCTCGCTAACCGGTTGACAAAAGATGAAAATATATCGCGGTAAATATTGCGCATTCGTACGATTAAAGAAACGATTTCCGTTGGTCGTGTAACTTTGCAACAGAATGATACAAAAAGAGATTGCGTAGTCTTACCATAAGCCTTAATGTGTGTTGGCCCGCTTAGATAAGCGCGCGTCCCCAACAAGACAAAGAAGGCGAGTAGAAATGACCGGTGAACAAGTTTCGTCAAACGTTGTCGGTATTAACATGCTGCCGGCACTGGCGCACAACTTACCGAACGAGTGGAGCGATCAGGCGGTTATCAACGCCACTGTCTCTGCTATCAACGCACTTCCCGCCGATCAGCGCCGCGAGGCTATGGCCGCTCTGCTGGAAATGGTCAACGTCCAGAATTCGTAATAAAACACACACTGCTTTACTTAAACCCGTCATTTTGGTAAGATTTGTCTGCGCTGTGCTTCTCCTGGCTCGGCGCTCGATGAATCCTCATCGGTTCCTTCCGCAGTCTCCATGACTGTTTTCCGCTCGCAGAAATGCTTGAGCGGCTTTTTATTCAGCAGCCGTCGCCTGAGCAATCAAGCGGCGGCTTTGATTTAGGCGGCGGCATGTATTACTCGCATAGGTGTTGGTGGTGCTCGCGCACGCTTCAGCCTGGCGAAGATTGCTGTCGCGCAGAAGACAAGTTATTCGTGTTCGCCTGGCGGCTCCCCACTGCCTGACTGCTGGAAAGACAGCGCTTTCACGCATGGCGGCTACTTGTGCCAGCAAGAGCGCCGGTCGGTCGTCCCGGACAAGCCGCCAGTCGTGAGAGTGAATGCGCAGGCTGATGCGCCGCAACTACAGTAGTGCGCGCTTTGCGGGGCTTGCTACAACCCTGTGCCGGAGATCAGCGCCGGCCACTCTCACCAAACAAAAAGCCCGCATCGCGCGGGCTTTAATCATTCTTCATCGTCCGGATCTTCCTCTGGCTCGTCGTCATCTGCGCCGTCGCACTCGTTGTAGTAGGCGTCGGCTTCTTGATCTAGCCAGTAATCGCGGCTGCACTCAAAGCGCATGTTCATGCTTGCTCCGCGATCTTGCGCAGCTCGTTGAGAATGTAATTCGACGATCCGATCGCAGATGCCTTGTCCGGCGATGCCGGCAGAGACGCGACAAGCGCTTGCAACTTCTCGATCTCCTGCGCTGCGTGCTTCAGAACCAGCTTTTCGAACGTGCTCATGGTCACTCCTTTGGTTGCGTGCTACAATACTACAACCGCAGTATGATTGATGCAAGAGAAGTATTAGAAAAGATCAAGGAAATTGCGTTAGGTGTAGTTCGTGGATAGTGACGGGCGCTCGCTCGCCTGCATTTAAGCCAACACAAGCGTTAAAGGAGCGGCATGGTCGCAATCATCGGGGTTCTCTGCTTCGCAGTGTTCGTGTTCGCAGTGCTGGCGATCGTCATGTTGGCCGCTGAATATGACGCGGAATTCGATCGCGAACCTGACGCTCACGCGCAGTTAGCGGGCGACATGCACTTAGCAAAGGTCACGCGCATGGCTGACGCAATGAAGGCTGATCGCGAAGCCGCGATTAAGCGGATGGCCGAATGACGATTGACGCAAAGATCCGCGAGTTTGCGACGCCGCGTCAGATCGAATTCATCGACGCGATCGAGCAATACGGCTCAGAGCGCAAAGCGGCTTCCGCGCTTGGGCTGAGTCCCGGCACGATCAGCAACGCACTGGCGTCGCTCAAGAAGCGTGCCGCGCGCTCGGGATATAGCCCGGAACACGATATGACGCGCACGGTCCCTGACGGCTACATCGTCAAGGGCGTGTCGACGTATTACGACGCAGACGGCAAGCCGCGCGCTCAATGGGTCAAGTCATCTGTCGACGCTGACAGGCAAGAAGCGATCATGCGCGAAGCATTCGCTGCTATGTCCAAAGAGCTGCCGCGCGCAAAGCCGATCGCAAGGCCGGCGAAGACGAAAGCGGATCTGTGCAACGTCTACACGCTGACGGACTGTCACCTTGGCGCGCTCGCCTGGCACAAGGAAGGCGGCGCCGATTGGGACGTCAAGATTGCAGAGCGCGTGCTGGTTGCCGCGTTTGAACAGATGGTGAACTCCGCGCCGGCCGCAAAGACTGGCCTGATCGCGCAGCTAGGCGACTTCCTGCATAGCGACGGCATGCTGCCAGTCACGCCGACGAATGGTCACATTCTCGACCAAGACGGCCGATTCTCGAAGATCGTTGCCGCGGCGCTTCGTGTGCTGCGTCGCATCGTCAACTTCGCGCTAGAGAAGCACGAACAGGTTGTCGTGCTGATGGCGGAAGGCAATCACGATCTCGCATCAAGCATCTGGCTCCGCGCGATGTTTAAGGCGCTGTATGAGAACGAGCCGCGCGTAATCGTCATCGAGTCCGAATTGCCGTATTACGTGCATCAGCACGGCGAAACGCTGATTGCGTTCCATCACGGCCACATGAAGCGCAACGACGCTCTGCCGATCTTCTTTGCTGCTCAGTTCCCGAAAGTATGGGGCGCGACAACCAAGCGCTATGCACACACCGGGCATCGGCATCACGTCGAGGAAAAAGAGCATAGCGGGATGACGGTTATCCAGCATCCGACGATTGCAGCTCGCGACGCATACGCTGCGCGCGGTGGATGGCTGTCGGAACGTGCTGCTGTAGCGATCACGTATCACGCAAGGTTCGGCCAGGTGGCGAGAACCATCGTAACACCGGATATGTTCGAGGAGGCAGCATGAGGAAACTCTGCCCGCACGAAGACCTAGACACGCTCGCTGACGCGCTCTGCTGCGCAATGGGGCATCTAATCAGTACTGGCGTGCTCGACGCGCCTAAAGAAGTCTGCGCGCTGATAGCGATCCGCACTGACGCATACAACGAAGAAGACCTCGACGGACTGTTCAAGGTGGCGACGCAGATTATCGCGCGCTCCAGTAGGACGCACTAATACATAACCCCAGGCGCAGGTGGGCAAACAGCGTCAGCCGCACAGGTCATGGAAGCGTCCTGTCTCCGCCCGCAAGGGAACTCTAGGACGCGCCGGGTGCGGCAACCCTCAACTAACTAGGAGCAAACATGAAAGCACTTAACCTGTTCGGCTGCATGCTGGGGCTGTTCGTAGTTACGCCGATTTGGTACTTCCTACTCTATAAGGTGCTTCAGTTTGTCGGCGCGACAGATGTTATGTGGCTCGCATTCTGGATCTACGTCCCGTTTGGGCTAGCTGTTAGCGCCATGATGAAGATCGCAGGGTCAGCAGAGAAGAAATAGTGACCATTACCGCGCGCTGCTAGTCAGGGCAGGAACCCAGCAACACATACGGACTAGCAGCGCGCACCTTACATCTAGGAGTGGCAATGACGGTAAAAGCAAACAACAGCGCGGCATGGTTAGGCGAAGTCGAAAAGCGTGTCGCACATATCAAGGCATCGACGGGCGAAGAAGCGATCCGCAACGCGCTCGAACTGATTGCGGCTGCGCAGATCCTTCGCGAAGAACTCGCAGTGGAAGCAAGCGAGGGGCGGTGATGAAAAGCGAGAAGGTGAGGATTCGCAAGAGATTCGGCGGATGGGTCGCATCGATATTGGATGCGGATTTCGCGATCGGCATTTCGCCTAGAGATGCCTATCTGAATCTTGAGATGCATCTTATCGCTCAGGGAAGGACGGCGTTTGTTCGCAGGCACTTTCCGCGCGCCAGAGCAGCAAGCGCGAATATCTGAAGTAGAGCTTACTGGAAATTATCATGCCAGCAGGACGACCAAAGGGATTGCCGAAAACGGGAGGGCGAAAGCCGGGAACGCCTAACAAGACGACGGTAGCCGTAAAGGAAGCGTTTCGTCAGGCGTTCGAAGATCTCGGCGGCACTCAGGCGCTTGTGACGTGGGCGATGGAGAACCCGACGCAGTTCTATCAACTGTACTCGAAGCTGATCCCGACCGAGATAGACGCGACGTTGAGCGGCAAGGACGGTGCGCCGGCTGTGAAGATCAACATTGTCAAGTCAAAAGAGTAGCGCGGTAGAGATTTATCTCGCTTACGATATAATGCCAAGTAATCCTTACTAATCTGGTGGCCCCATGTCGATCGCTGTGTTCAAACCTCTCGAATCTGCTGATGGCGAGGGCGTAGCCGTTTGGGGCGTGCTCGCGCAGAAGGTCGTCGACGAGTCCGAGCATGACGCGCACATTGCCGCGGGCTGGTTCGGCTCCGCTGCTGAAGCGCTCGATGCGGCTGAGTTGGTCAAGCTGGAAAAGGACAACGCGGCATTGCAGGCGCAGATTGCGGACGAGCAGGCGAAGCTGGATGGCCGCACGAAGGCTGCGCGCGAACTGAAGGCGAAGCAGGGTGGCGCACAGTGAAGGCGCCGAAGTCTTACTTCGTCCAGCAAGGGCTTGGCGAGCTTGGGCTTGCCTCTGCCGTCTACGACATGGAACCGGAAGACCTAGAGCGCATCTGTGAGCGCCTAGACGCATATCTGGCGGAACTGGAAGTGAAGGGCGCGCGCGTTCCTGGCTGGACGTACGCAGACTCGCCGGGCATCGCGAATCTGGAAACGGTCGTCAATATCCCGATGCACCTTGTCAACCTCGTGATTCTCTCCGCTGCGATCATCGCGGCTCCGAGCATTGGCAAGAACCTGTCGTCGATCACTGTCGCGCAACTGAAGATCGCGCGCGACAACATGCTCTACGCGAACAAGAGCATTCCGCAGATGCAGCGCAACACGAACACACCGTATGGCTCTGGCAATCAGCGCTTTGCAGATGGCGTGCAGTTCTACGCCAATCGGCCCAAGCAGCTCGACGCGGGTCCGGACTCGGATCTTGAGCATCTAGAGCTTTGGTCTGGCGACAACAATATTCAAGGGACGGCCTGACATGGCGACGATCAACGATCTACCGTTTTGCGATACGCCAAGCATTTCGGACTCCGTACCGCTTTACAGGACTTCTTCCGGTGTGACGCAGCGCACATCGGTCAATTTGCTATTGCAGGCACTGGCGCAGCTTCCTACTGTGCAGCCGGTCGCAGGATCTGGACAGCTTTGGGTTGATACCGCAAACGGAAACGTAATCAAGGTCGCATAAAGGAAAAACAATGAAGACGATGACGCTGAACTTTACGCCGCACGCAATGGGTAATACCGCAGTAATGAACGCAACGGCGGCTTCGTCGTCTGTGGCAGTCGATACGAAAGCGCCATCGGTCTACGTCTTCAACTCGGGCGCCAATCTCGCGTTCGTGCGCTGGACGCAAGGCGCATCGACGGCGACGGTCAACGATATGCCGATTCCTGCCGGCTCGATTCAAGTGTTCTCGAAAGGCCCGGCCGATACGTTCTCGGCCATCTGTTCGAGCGGTTTAACGACGACGCTTTATGTGTCTGCTGGCGCGGGGTCTTAAATGTTACGTGGAACGAGCGGTAACGGCAGTGGGGCACCAGGCGTCGGCGTCTCGTCGGCTGTAGTCAACTACCAGGCGTCGACGTCGGGCACTACGGTTCCGACTGGCGCATGGTCAGGATCGGTCCCGGCTGTCTCGCAGGGGCAGTATCTGTGGACACGCACGGTTACGACCTATACGAACGCCAGCACGTCGACGGCTTATTCCGTCGCGTATCAGGGCGCGGACGCCGTTTCGAGCAATGTCTGGTTCCAACAGAGCGGCGTCGAGGCATCGCACAACGCGAGCGAAGGTCTGTCGACAACGTTCAGCCTGCTGTCGCAGACGATACCGGCAAACACGATGGGGCCGCAAGGCTTCCTGGAGTTTCTTCCGCAGTTGACGATGACGGACACGTCGAGCGCGAAGACCTTCACGATTGCCCTTGGCGGCGTCACGCTGTACCAATACAACGGCTCTGGATCGACGAGTTTCGATACTTATATCCAGATGCATAACGTGAACAACCAGAAGGTCAACAAGGTTCGCGGGAGCAATAACAACGCGTCGTTTCAGACCGGCATTATCGCCATGCAGCAGACGACGATTGACTTCACTGTCGACCAGACGCTGACGGTCACTTGCAGCTTTACGGCCGGCACAAGCGCAACGAAGGTGACGCTCGATGACTGGCATGTCCGCGTCTGGAATCCCTAATCATGGGGAAGATATTCACTAAAACGGCATACCCGCTTTTGCTGCCGGCGCATCCTTCTGGCACTGTAGTAACGACAGCTAGACAGCGGATCGTCGACGCGAGCGGGAACGGCTGGTACTTGACGCCCGATGGGCACATCACGCAGAACGGCGTCAATACGTCGACTGGCAGCCCCAGCCCATTCGCTACGCTGCTGTGGCTGAACGGCCAGATCTACTGTCAGAACACGTCGGGAACCTGGTATCAGCAAACGCAGACTTCGCCGTGGACGCCGCTAAGTGGCGATCCGCGCACGGCGAGCATTATGCCGTTTTGGGGCGTCAATGGTCATCTGACGTGGAGCCAACCGGCCTACACGTCGAACAATTGGCCGAACAATGCGACGGCGATCCGCGATCTAGGGGCGATGACGTACCGCAACGGGTACAGCGCGAACTACAACGCGTCGACTGGCGCGGTTACGTCGAGCGACGGAAACACGTTCTTGTCGTTCATGAACGCGTACCCCGATATCACGCTCGTGCCTGTCCTGCTGCCGCAATGGGGTACGTCGTATGACGGCACGACCGGCACAGAAGCGACCGCCTACACGATCGGCTATAACCTCGGGCGCGATGCGGCGCTGAAGCTCGGCGGCAAAGTGCCGTACTTCGAATGCGGCAACGAGTACGAAAACGGCTACGTCAGCAATTCGGGTAACTCGAAGACCGACTACGACAACGCGGCGTTCTTGCGCGCGCGCGGCTCCGTGCGCGGAATGATCGCCGGCATTAAATCGGTCAATGCGAACTACAAGATCGGCGCTCCTGCTATCTCGTGGGTTCACTTCGGCTTTCTGGATATGCTCGCCGACGGTTCGACGCCTGCCGCGACGACGACCTACGACGCGTCCAAGATCGTTACGTGGGACTACACGAACTTGCACGTCTACACGCAGAACAGCGCGGGCGCGGACAACTTCGAAGCGCTGCAAGGTCAGCCGATTACCAACGGCATCACGCGTGCCTGCGGTTACGGAAAGCCGATCGTCATTTCCGAGTATGGCGTCAACACGTATAAGAACGTGAGCGGCACGTGGACGGCGCTCTATGCGAACGAGGCAGCGATTCAGGCGGCGCTCGTTTCGAGCGGCTATCTGCTCGACAAGTGGTACGCGATCCGCAATAGCTACTCGCAACCGATTATCGGCTGCATGCTCTACCAGCTCGCGGACGCCGCATCAGACGGATCGAACACGAACGAAGTGAACTTCGGCCTGCTCGGTACTGACTCGACCACGCAGAAGGGCCGCTATACCGCCGTGAAGAACTTCATTGCGGCGCATCCGGTATAACACAGGTAAAGGCCAATGGCTCAAGTTCCACTCGCGCAGACTCAGTGTGTTCCGATCCCGCTTATGACGGGCGGAACCAGCACGACCGATGACGGCAACGTTCAAGGCGAATTCGCCGTTAATCTGAAGCTGCGCCAGATCCCGACGAAGGATAAGCCCGGTACATGCACGTCTCATGGTGGCATTACGCAATGGGTCGGCGCATCGATCGCAGGTGAGTCCGACCGCGGCGGCATCCTGTGGAACGGGCTCATGTACCGCGTACAGGGCTCGTCGGTCTATAGCTTCGACACGAACGGCGTACGAACGGGTATCGGCACGGTCGCCAATGACGGCCAGAAGGTGCGGCTCGACTACACGTTCGACAATCTCGTCATCGTGAGCGGCGGCAAGATGTATTACTACGCGCCGAACCTTGGCTATGGTCAGATCACGTCGGTGGCGATCGCCAGCGGTGGCATTGGCTATGCTGTGGGCGACACGATCGCGCTCGGCGCGATGGGGCTGTATGCGACGCTCAAGGTCACGACTACTGGCACAGATGGCGTTCTGACGGGCGCTCAGGTCATCTCCAGCTATCCGTTCCTAAACCCATATCGGCCGGTCAATCCGATGCCGCAGACTCTCTCGAGCGGCGGCGGCACAGGCGCCACGTTTAACGCGACGTGGAAGGATCTCACGCACTTTATCCAGGTCGATCTAACGTCTATCGGCATCACGAACATTGTCGACGCTGCATTCATGGCCGGCTATGTGATGGTGACGGACGGAACGAGCGTCTATAACAGTTCGCTCGTCAATACGGCTTTCTTCCCTAGCTACTTCGGCAGCGCCGAATACGATCCTGACGGTATCTCTGCGATCTACAAGCTGAACAACCAGCTTTACGTGCTCGGCAAGAACACGACGCAGACGATGGCGAATACGGGCGGTAACAATTTCCCGTTCACCGTGCAGCAGTCGTACACGTTCGACATTGGCTGTGTGTCGCGTCAGACGATGTGCTACTTCAATCGCACGCTTGCCTGGATCGGTGGCGGCCGGAACATGCCGAACGGCGTCTGGATGCTGAACGGCAATGCGCCGGTCAAGATCTCGTCAGCCGCAGTCGATTACGAGTTGTCGAAGCTGTCTGCCGCGCAGGTGGCGGTCGTGACGCTTGAAGCGATCTCGTTCGAAGATTCTGAATTCCTCTACGTGCATCTGCCAGACAAGACGCTGCTGTTTGACGCCACGGCAACATCAGGGCTCGGCGTGAAGTTCTGGACACAGCTTAACAGTGGAGCAACGGCACATGATTTCTACCGCGCGCGCAATTTTGTCCGCTTTAACGGCATGTGGTGCTGCGGCGATCTTGCTGACAATCGCGTCGGCTTTCTGGATGGCGCTACTGGCGGTCACTACGGCGCTCCTGTTATGCACCGCAGTTCTAGCCCTATGGTCATGCTGCCGCTCGCTTCTGCCGGCCTGCGCTCGGTCGAGCTCAAGTGCATCACCGGGCAAGCGGGCGACACCTCGCGCATCGCAATGACGTACTCGTCTGACGGGCTGCGCTGGTCGCAGACGCGCTACGCCAAGGCAGTGACGCGCGGCGGCTATGGCAGGCGCATACGCTGGCTGCCGGGCGGTCTGACGCGCAACAAGTTGCAGGTGCGCGTCGAACACGTGACGAACCAGCATTGCACCTGGTTTGGCCTCGATCTCGAACTTGAACCGCTGGCGTGCTGATATGGCGAATCTAACCCGTATCCCGCAAATGTTCCTGACGGCCGCGCTGAACGGCGATTCAGCCGTTGCAGATGCTATCGGAAACGTCGTCAACGGCAGCGCAATGAATGGCTACGATCCGCAGCCTACATCGGGCAGCGCTTCAGGTGTATGGGCGTCGATTGGAACGCTCATTTACGTGGAGATAACTCTTACAATAACGGTATCGGTAAAACCTTCAGTACAACTTCCTTTTACTCACCAAGGATTGAGCAGCCAGAGGGGAATCATTCCTGGCGTATCAGCCGCAGGTGTCGCGATAACGGGCGTAGTTGGTCCAGAGTCCGCGATTCTTACATTGGGCCGCTATGACGGCGCAGCGCTGGACGCAGGAACGTACTTTTTAGCTGGAACATATCAATCTAGTGTGGGGTGACACATGGTAGCAGCAGCAGTAGGGGCTACGGCCGTTGCGGGGCTCGCAGGCTCTGCAATGTCGGCAAGCGCGGCGGGCGATGCTGCGGACGCTCAGTCGCAATCGGCAGCGAACAATCTCGCGCTCGCGCAGCAGCAGTACAACACGATGCAAACGCAGATCTCGCCGTATCTGGCGGCCGGGCAAACCGGCATGAGTGGATACGAGAACTTGCTTGGCGCGAATGGCGCAGACCAGCAGGGCGCGGCGATCAATCAGATTAAGTCAGGCGCGCAGTATCAGGGCGACATTCAGAGCGCGAACGAGAACGTTCTAGCCAACGCATCAGCGACGGGCGGCTTGCGCGGTAGCAACGTGAGCAACACGCTTGCTAACACGTCTATCTCGACGCTTAACGGGCTTATCACGAGCAAGCTGGCGGGGTACGGAACGCTAATGAGTAATGGGCTCAACGCGATCAGCGGATCTCAGGCCGCAAGCAATGCTTACCAAGGTGCCGCGACGAGCGCGAACAACCAGACGGCCAATGCTGCCACGTCTTACGCCGGCGCGCTGTCGAACTCCGTCAATTCCGGGCTCGGTTCGATCACGCAAGGGATCAACGCATACTCAAGCGCCAAAGCTGCGCCGACCTACGGCACGACCGCGGCCGGTAATCCTATTCTCTTTACGGGGGCGTAATGGCCGATTTGATCGACTTTTCAAACATCGGCAAAGGTCTTGATGCCCAGATGGGCAACGCCGCGCAGCAAGGGCAGAAAATCGGCTTCAATGCCGCAACGATGGGGTCTAGCATTCAGGCGACGAACGCATCGAACGCGGCGACCGCATCGAACGCCGGCTTGCAGATCAACAACAACCAGCGTCAGCAAGCGTTTCAGATGGAATCGCAGGCGCTGGCGTCGAACCCTAACGCGACGTCCGCGGACTATCAGGCGCTTGCGAACAAGTATCCAGAGTTTGCGGCGACGGTCAACCAGAACACGAACCAAGCGCAGACGAACTGGCAGAACATTCGTCAGCGCATGTCGTCTGATGCTGTGGCCACAGTCGCTGGCATGCAGGCAAAGCTGCAAAACAATGATGTTCCGGGCGCGCTCGATCTGCTCGAGCAGCGCGCAGTGCGTCAAGAGGGTGCGGGCGACACGCAGGGCGCAGCGTCGACGCGCGCGTTCGAAGATCTAATCCGCACTAAGCCAGACCAGGCTAAGCAGATCACGTCGCAGATCCTGAATGCAGGCAGCGCGAACACGGCTGGCGAGCAGTACGCGAACCAAGCTAACCAGGCGCGCGCAGTGGTAGCGCAGCAGACGGTTCCGGCAGCGGTGGCGCAGGCGCAGGCGAACGCATCGACGGCGAGCACTCAGGCGGCATACGCACCGGCAGAGCGAGCGGCAGGTGTTCAATCGACGCAGGCTGGGACTGGTCTTACGCAGGCGCAGACGGCCCAAGTGGTTCAGAACACGGCTACGCCGCCTGCTGTTGTTGATGCGTCGAACAAAGAATACTCGGCGCGCGACACGAATCAGCAGCTCTCCGAGCAGTCTGGCGAACTGGCGAGCGCGTTCAGCCAGATCGAGAACGGTGGCACAAGTGGCGTACTCGGCGCGACATGGGATCAAGCTGCGCGCAAGTGGACAGGCGACACGTCCAAGCTGCAACAGTTGCGCCAAGAGGCGGCGCAGCTTGTCACGCAAGCCGAGACTGCGAGCATGGTGAACGGCAACTTTACCGACGCATCGACCGCTCGCGCAGTGCAGAACGTGCCGCAAGTGACGGACAGTCCGCAAGCATGGGCGACTTATCTGCAAGCGCGCAACAAGTTCTTGGCCGCTAAAGCAGCGTGGTCTGGTGCGCGCGGAGACTGGATGCGTGGGAATGTCAACGGCTCGATGGGCGCAGCTAACCGAGATTTCACGATTCAACTCCCTAATGGACAGGCGGTGCTTGTGAAGGCGGGCGACAGCTTCACGCAGTTCGCGAAGAAGGCGGCTCCGAGCTACTACACGGCGCCGGGCGCTAACTCTTTCGACCCGACGAAATGACGAACAATACCTTTCCGGTTAGCTACAAAGATCCCGTCTACGCTGCGGCCGATCAGAGCGCGTCCGAAGCGGCCGGCATTCCGCCCGGTCTGCTGACGAGCATTCGCGTGGCAGGCGAGAAGTCGAACGCGAACCAGACGTCGAGCTCGGGCGCGACTACGCCTTACCAGTTCACGCCGTCCACGCGCGACCTTATCATCAAGAAGTACAAGATTGATCCGCTATCCTCGCCGCAGGCTGCCGCACTCGGTGCCGCGTATCTGCTGAAAGAGGGCATTCAACGCACCGGCAGCGCAGCGGGTGCGGTGACGCAATACATCGGCGGCACTGATCCTAAGAATTGGGGCGGCCAGACGCGCGCTTATACCAATCGGGTGATGGCGCATTTCACCGGCAACGGCGGACAGGATACGCCGCAGCCTGAGCCTATTCCGAATGCTCCGCTTCCTAGCGCCGCATCGTATGGGCTAGATCCGTCTGTCGTCGGCACGGATAGCGCGCCGCAACAGCAGCCGACCGCAGCCGTTCAAGCGCCGCAGCCTATAGCGCCTGCTGCTGGCGTCAACAATCAGATCGTCGCCGACTACAACGCCGGACGCCTGTCGCCTGAAGATATGGCGGCTGTCGAGCAGCGCGCGTCGAAGATCGGCATCGATCCGAGCCAATTGCAACGACCGCAAACCGTCCCGGGAACCGGACAACCCGGCCCGGGAACCGCTGCGCCGCCCGGGTCGACCGCTCCGGCTCAATCTTCGAAGCCGATCGGCCCGCAGACGCTCGCCGCAATGCAGGCTGGCAAGCTGACGCCTGACCAACTGGCGACGATCAAGGCAGGGCTCGACAATGGCACGCTGACGATGCCGCAGAGCGCTCCTGCGCCTGCTGCGCCCGCTCAAGATCCGACCGGCCCGCAGAACGATGGTTACTTTGCCGCTGGCTTGCCTGCGTCTGCCGCGCCTACTGCGCCATTTACTCCGACGACAGCCGCTAAGAACGGCTCTACGTGGTCCGACGTGGCAGAGAAGGCGGTTGGCGGTGTCGCAGGCAGTCTGCTTGACATTGCGTCCGCAGGCGGGCGTCTGGTAGGCGCCAATGACTTCGCGGACCAGGCGAACGCCGCGCACAAGCAGATCGACGATCGGATGGCGCAGGACACGAACAACAGCACGGCCGGCAAGGTCGCAGGCTTCGTTGGCAGCGCTGCGCCTTATGCGGCTATGGGCGGCGCATCGCTTCCCGGCGCTGTAGCGGGTGGCGCAGTCGCTGGCGCGGCTCCGTCTATCGCACAGAACAAGTCAGGCGCGGAAGTGGCGCGCGACGCGGCTGTTGGTGGCGCTGCTGGTGCGGCCGGCATGGGGCTTGGCAAGGTAGCGGGCAAAGCCGTATCCGCCATCGCTGAGAACCCGACTGTCGCCAAGGGCATCGCCCGCTTGCAGCAAATGTTCGGCGGCACACCTTCTGAGGCTACGAAGGTAGCAGCCAGCGGCGGGGCGGCTGACGCTCAGGTCGCAGCAGACATTGCCAGCGCGACGGGTCACAAGCCGGCTGATCTGGCGTCGAAGATCGAATCTGCCCCTGCTCCGCATACGCCGGGCTACACGCCGACAGCGGCTGAAATGGCGAACGATGCGAACGTCACGACCTTGCAGAAGGCAGCGACGAACGCGAACCCGTCGACGTTTGCCAACGCCAGCGCGAACAATGACGAGGCAATTGCGAAGTCTCTGGCGAAGCCGGCGACGGGCGAAGTTTCCGGAACGGGGGCATACAGTGACGGCGGCAAGTGGGACGCACACTACACGACTCAGAAAAATACAGATGGCTCCGTCTCTCTAATCAGAGACATCGGAAACGGTCCGGAGCATTTGAATGTCGATGGATTGTGGAGTAAGGGGCTTCCAGCAAGAACGCGCGTCCCTGGCGCACAACAGATCGCGGGGCCTGAAGCGTTTACGTCTGTCGAGCATGCCATAGCCGCTGCGCGCGATGATATAGAGGGAATGGGCGGGAAGGCGCTAGACTCAGGCGCCACGCCGGGAGCGCCGGCCGCTCCGCAAGCGGCGGAACAGGCGGGCGAGGCAGCCGCGCAAAAGAGCGACGCACTGGCCGCGCAAGGGCAGAGCGAAGTTAATCCGCTGGAAAAGCACGTTACCGATCGCCTGCAAACTCCGCAATTCGAAGCGCCGGTCAAGCTCGCGCAGAAGATGGCGAAGGATCAGGGCTCGACCGTGTTCGACGACTTGCAGGCGGCGAAGCACGCAGAAGCAGCCAAGGCGCTCGACCAGATCACCGGCACGCCCGAAGAACTGGCGGCAGCGAAGGCATCGCGCAGCGCGGACGCGGCGGATAACTTCCTGCCAATGAACAAGTCGACGACGCTTGATTCTGACGCCTGGAAAGGTCTGGCAAACCGTCCGACGTTCCGCGAGGCGATTGGCGAAGCGCAAGGCATCGCTGCTGACCGCGGTGAGCAAGCGGCAATCAAGGTCAATGAAGATGGCTCTGTGACGGCAACCGGGCGCGGCCTGCTCGACGCCAAGCAAGCGATCGACGGCCTGATCTCCAAGGCGTCAATGGCGGGCGACGCGTCGAAGGTCATGCGTTACAAAGCCGTCAAAGATGCGCTGCTCTCGGAAATGGATAACGCCTATCCGGAGTACGGCGCAGCTCGCGCGAAGTACGCCGAAGCCAGCGGCCCGATCGATGCAATGCAGGCACTGCAAGCGCGCGTCAATGGCGCGGTCGATCCGGCAACGGGACAGGTCAACCCGGCCAAGCTCGTCAACACGATCAACAGCATCAAAGCCGAGCAGATGAAGCCCGGCATTCGCCCGGCCGACAAGGTTCCTGACGAGACGCTAAACGCGCTGGCCGCACTCGCGCAGCATCTGCAAAACAAGAACGATCTCACTGGCCTTCCGGCAGAGGGGCAGGAATACATCCGGCGCGCGCTCGCATCCAGCGACAAACACGCGGCAGCACACGAAGAGTTCAAGAGCATTCTCGACGCGCAGTCCCCGTCTTACAAGGAACTACACGGCGCGCACGCTCAGAACGTCGCCGCTATCGAGTCGCAGAAGACGAGCCAGACGGCGCTTGCTCAGGCGGAAGAGGCAATCAAGAACGCCGATTCTCCCGGCAGCTTGAAGGCGCTAGACAAGCTGCTGCCGAACATGGAAGCCGCAGACCGTGCCAAGGCTATCGCACTGCGTCAGCAGAAGGCGCGCGAGCTCGCAATGGACGAAGTGCAAAGCCGCAACTTGAACAGCCGCGGCAGCACTGAATTCAACCGCAGCACGTTCAACAGCGCAAGCGAGAAGTACTCGCCGTTCATGGCGAAAGAGGACGCGGCGAAGTTCGGCAGCGTCGCGCAGGACTTGCACAACCAGACGACGACGTACGCGAAGACGGGCAAGATCGGCGGCAGCGACACGATGCAGAACCAGAGCGCGGCTAAGCGATTCGGCCGCAATCTCGGTGACGCGTTCAAGGATGCAGCGGTTCAAAGTCTGATCGCGGGCGGCATCGGTTCAGCTTTCGGACCGGCCGGCACTGTCGGCGGCATGGCAGCGGGCGCGATTACCGGCGCACTGTCGCGCACGATCACGCAAAAGGTGTCGTCTATCACCACTGAGAACGCCGCAAAGCTTCTGTCTAACGGTAAACTATTGGCCGCAGCGCTGCGTAATTATGACTCCATCGCGGCGCGTCGATTGTTCATCGACAAACTGTCGCAACGTGCAGGGTATGTGGCCGGCGCCACGGCAGCAAACAAATTTAACGGTAGTCGTTAGGACAGCCAATGACAAAGCCAGTTTTCACCGTCGAGCGGTTTCAAGACGTCTACGACGAACTTTTGCCGCTGCTTCTTAAGCACTACGACGAGATCAGCCTGCATAAGCTCAAGGGCTATGACCTAAAGCCTAACGTCGCGCTCTACCGGGCGATGCAGGACGCGGACCAACTGACGATGATGATCGGCCGGCTTGATGGCCGCATCGTTGCCTACTTCGTCGTGTTCGTGCGCCCAAGCATCCACTACGGTGACTGCCTAGAAGGGATTGGCGACATTTTCTTTGTCGAACCCGGCCTGCGCGGAATGCTCTACGGACTGGCCTTGTTTGAGGCAACCGAGAAAGAACTGAAACGGCGCGGCGTCCGGTGCTTCATGGCCGGCGAGAAAGTCGCATTCCCCGCAAAGGCTCTCTTTGAGCGTCGCGGATTCGAAGAAATCGAACGGAAATATGCCAAATGGCTCTGACAAAAGAAGAACGCCTCGCCAAAGTATGGGATCGCGCTACGGCTCGATTCGATCGCGCCTACGGCCCGCAGCAGCAGATTCGCCTTGCATCGCTTGAAGATCGGCGCTTTGCCTACGTCGACGGCGCACAGTGGGAGGGTGGCTTAGGCGCACAGTTCAACAACCGTCCGCGCTTCGTCGTCAACAAGGTACAGAAGGCAGTTCGCCGGATCGTGTCTGAGTACCGCGCCAATGCGATGACGGTCAACTTTCGCTCCAGCGAAGACGACAGCCGCCAGGATGATCTCGACGCGCTGCGCATTGTCTACCGCTCCGACGAGCAATACAGCGGCGCGCAAGACGTCTACGTCTCCGCGTTCGACGAGGCTGTCTCTGGCGGCATGGGCGCATGGCGTCTGACGAACGACTACGACCATCGCGCGGAAACGGATCTCGACGACGACACGCCGCAGCGCATTCTTTTCGAGCCGATCCCGGACGCTGACGTGAGCGTATTCTTCGACCCCGACGCCCGCAAGCTGGATAAGTCAGACGCCAAATGGTGTACTGTGCTTAACCCGATTAGTTGGGATACCTACACGACCGACTATCTCGGCGATGCCGTCGAATTGAGCGAGCGCCCGACCAGTTTCAAGATGGTTCGGTCGCTCAAACAGTTCGACTGGTTCACGAACGATTCCGTCTACATTGGCGAATATTACGAAGTCGAACAGAAGGTCGAGAAGTATTCAGTCTGGCGCGAACCGCACTCAGGTCTTGAGCAGAAGGTCTACGCCGGCTTAGACGCAGACGGTCGCGAGGATGCCGAAGCCGAAGAGAAGCATTGGGAGTCGGTCGGTTACATCAAGGTCCGTAGCGGCAAGCGCAACAGCAAGAAGGTGCGCAAGTACTTTATGGACGGCTGCGGCGTGCTGAAGGACTGCGGCTATATCGCCGGCTCCGAGATCCCGATTGTGGTCGTCTACGGCATCCGCCAAGTCATCGACGGAATCGAGCGATTCCAAGGTGCGGTGCGCCTCGCGAAGGACTCGCAGCGTCTGTATAACATGCAGATCTCGACGCTTGCCGACATTACCGCATTCACGCCGCGCGAAAAGCCGATCTTCACGCCTGAGCAGATCGCCGGGCATGAACTGACTTGGGCAAGCGATATTGTCGACAACAATCCGTATCTGCTGATTAACCCGGTAACGGGCGCTGATGGCTCGCAGACGCTTTCCGGCCCGGTCGGACAGATCAAGCAACCGGATGTTCCGCCCGCGCTCGCTGGCCTCGTGCAGATCACGGCGGCCGACATGCTCGACGTTACGGGCGGCGATCTGGCGGCAGCACAGGTGACGTCGAACACGTCTGATGCACTGGTTAGCCGTGTGCAGGCGCATCAGGACATGCAGATCTACATCTTCATCGACAATATGTCGCGCGCAATGCAGCGCTGCGGCAAGATCTATCTGTCGATGGCCTGCGACATTTACACAGAAGAAAACCGCAAGTTCTCCGCTAACGGCGAAGACGGCTCGCCCGAATCGGCCGCAATCAACGTTCCCTCAATCGACGACAGCGGCGCGCCGACGATCGCGCGCACGTTCACGCCCGGCCTTGATGTGTTCGTCGACGTCGGCCCGGCATTCAATAGCCGCAAAGATTCGACGGTCAACGCCATTGCGAAGATCCTGCCGGGCATCGTCGACCCGCAAATGCAGCAGCTTATGGTCGCCACGCTCGTGCGGAATCTCGACGGCGAAGGCATGGAAGACCTTTCGAAGTTCGCTCGCATGCAGCTCGTCAAGGCTGGCGTCGTGAAGCCAAACGACGAAGAATCTCAAGAGCTGCAAGCCGAGCAGCAAGAAGCTGCCAATGCCCCGCCTGACGCTCAGACGGTCGCGCTGCTGGCTCAGGCGCGCAAGGATGCAGCGAGCGCCACGCAAAGCGAGGCGGCGGCTGTGCAGGCTCTGTCGACCGCGGAACTCAACCAGGCGAAGGCGGCGGAGTCGATCTCCAACACGAACGCAAGCCAGTTGTCGACGATCATGGCGATGCTGCAAGGCATTCAAGATCGCGTCAATCAGCAAGCGGGGCAGGTGAATCAGGATCAGCCGCAAAGCCCGATGGACGGGAAAGTGAATCAGGCGATCTCGACAGGGCAGGCGACGCCGACGCCGGGCATCAACGCTTTGCACGGTACGCAGCAAGTCGATCCGGCTGCGCAGGCGCTGACTGCTGGCAATGCGCCGGCGCCGGTTCAGGCTCCGGTCCACGTCTCTAACCGTCCTGCGGTGGGCCATTGAGCGAGATCTCATTGCCTGAATGGGCCGAATGCCTGCTGACGCCCGGCCCGCGTTACACCATCTTTCACGGTGGGCGCGGGTCTGGTAAGTCGATGGCGTTCGGCACGTCCGCTGTCATCCGGGCAGCGTCAGAGCCAATCCGTATTCTGTGCTGCCGCGAGATTCAGCAGTCAATCAACGAGTCGGTTAAATCAATGATCGAGTCGCGCATCGTGGCGGCCGGCCTCTCGTCGTTCTTCACGATCAAGAATACCGAGATCACGGCAGCGAACGGCAGCAAGTTCATTTTCCGCGGGCTCTCAGACGTAACGGCCGATTCGATCAAGTCGCTGGATAACATCGACATTGTTTGGTGCGAGGAAGCGCAGGCGCTGTCGCAGCGCTCGCTCGATCTGCTGCTGCCGACGATCCGGAAAGAGACGTCCGAGATCTGGATGAGTATGAACCCGGAAATGGATACCGATCCGGTTTATACGACGTTCATTGCAAAGCCGCCCGCCAATGCGCGCGTAATCCAGGTGAATTGGGATAAGAACCCGTTTTGGAATGCCGCGCTAGAAGCTGAACGCCTGCGCTCGAAAGCAGACGACCCCGACCGTTACGAACACATATGGGAAGGCGTGCCGATGGCGGCGACGGACGGCGCCATCTACCGCAAGGAAATGCACGCGCTATCGGTCGGCAATCGCATTCGGCCGATCGTCGAAGATCCCGCACTGACGACGCATGCCATATTCGACTTGGGCGTTGCGGACTTGACGTCTATCACCATCGCGCAGGCTGACATTAGCGGCCTTCGCGTGCTGGCGTTTCACGAAGATCATGGTCTGTCGCTGAAGGATTACAGCGACTGGCTGCAACAGAATGGCTGGGGGCATGTAACCGTATGGCTGCCGCACGACGGCCGGGCGCGCTCGCTGCATACCGGCATGTCATCCGAAGCGCTGATGCGAACGTACGGCTGGCAGGTTCAGATCGTGCCGTCGATGCCGGTGGAAACGGGTATTCAGCAGGCTAGGGCGGCGCTGAAGAACGCGTTTTTCTCAGACGGCGAAGACTGCAACCAGCTTCTGGAACACTTGCGCCGCTACGCACGGAATAAGGCGGGTCATCCGCAGCATGACGAGCATTCGCACGCTGCGGACTCGTTCCGCTATACCTGCATTGCGATGACGCACTTTAAGAACGTGGCCGAGCAGCGCATTAAGAAGGCGAATCTGGCGCAGTCAGTGCGGATCATTCCAACCGTCAACCATTGGGCGAAGATCTAGGCGCGCAGGTCGATGACCATTGACAGCCGGTCGGCTGACGACTCGTTGCGTACTTCGTGCATGAGATCGTTGCGGAAGTGAAACAACCGGCCGGTTAGCATCTGCAGCGTTTCGTCGCCGCTCGTGATGATCGCGCCCGGTTGCCCTTGGATGACCAGGTGAAAGCGCTTCCAGTACCGCGTATGTTCGGGCGTATCGACGTGCGCAAAGATCCGGCCGCCTGGCCGAACACGGTTAATCATCACGCGTCCGATGCGCGTTGCCTCCGTGAAGCGCGCAAGATCAAACACGAAGCCATGCGCCTGCGTCAGCTTCGACCACGCAGGATAGGCGATCGACTCATGCTGATCGTAGCCCGGCAGCTTGTTCTGCTTGTATAGCTCGATCTCCTCCTCGCTCATTCCGGTCTGAATCTCCGGGAAGCGCAGCATGATCGTATCGGTGTCGCCAAACGGCCCTTGCGGATAATTGCGCAAGAACGTGTCAGCCGTCCATAAATCCGGATCCATCGAGATCGCGAGCGACAGGGCGCTAACGTCCATGCCGTCTTTAATGATGTGGAAATTGCGCATTAGAAAAGAAGTGTGAGGGCAGCGATTGCGGCCAGAGCCATCGTCCACCATAGCGCGGCCTTGAGCACGTCGCGCCCATTGCGCCGGAAGTCTGCGCACAGGATGGCAGTCTCATTTATCAGCGACGGGCTGACGAGATACAGCACGCGAACGGCTGCGAGGGAAAACAGGACAAACATTATTGTGCTCACTTTTTTCTCCTTTTCTTTCGCGCAATTCTATACTCATGCTGGCGATTAGTACACCGAAGTTATGTTGTATAATCCGCGCATTGCATTTTCCACCTAAAGGGGTGAGCGCATGGATGAACTGGACACGCAGCAACCGGAAGTCGAACAGGAACAGACGCAAGAAGTCGTCGAGCCTGCTTTGTTTGACGACGAAGATCAGGAATCCGAAGGTACGCAGACGGCAGAAGGCGCCGAGACTGAAAGCGAGCCCGCGTCACTGAAGGGGCAGCCTGCGCCAAAGTGGGTCGCTGAACTGCGCAAGAATCACAAGGAAGCGCAGAAGCAGAAGCGCGACCTAGAACGCCAGCTTGAAGAACTCCGCGCCAAGCTCCCGCAGCCGGCGCAGACGATCGCGGCCAAGCCGACGCTCGATCAATACGACTACGACGAAACGCGCTTCTCTGAAGCCTATGACGCCTGGATGGAGCAGAAGGCGAAGCTAGATGCGGCTGATCGCGCCAAGCTCGAAGCGCAGCGCAAGGAACAAGAGGAAGTCGAGAACTTCAAGAAGTCGTATGCCGCGCGCAAGGAATCGCTAGGCGTCGACGACTTCGAAGAAGCGGAATCTGAAGTTGGCTCGATCCTGAATCAGACGCAAGCCGGCTTGCTCATGCGTGGCGCTGACGATCCCGCGGTTCTCGTCTACGCGCTGTCGAAGTCGCCCGCCCGGTTGATCGAGCTGTCGAAGATCTCCGATCCGGTCAAGTTCACCGTCGCAATCGCCAAACTGGAGATTTCCTTGGCTACGAAGAAAACGACCCGGCCGGCGCCTGAAGCACGCGTCACGGCAGAGCGGGGCAGCACTGGCTTTAGCCAGTCGAACTCAATGCTCGAAAAGCTCCGCGAGGAAGCGGCGCGTACCGGCGACTACAGCAAGGTCGCTGCGTATAAGCGCCAGCAGAAATAAAGCATTCATTGCTTTATATTTCGCAAAGTAGTAACATGCGATAAAGCTAGATGCCCACTGCATGAGACATTCCATGCAGTGGGCGTCAGCCGCAACAACGTATCTCAGCCCCCTTCGGCGCCTTGAGCGTTAGTCCTAGCTGGATGCGAAAAATCTTTGGCTCACGCCATTCTTTTCGTTGTTTTATTTAGGATTACACATCATGGCTCAACCGCCCGTCTCGCCGTCCCTGTCGACCCCCAATTCGTTCTCGAAAGAAGAGCGCATTGCGTTCGAAAACGTCCTTGAAGGCTTCAATGACCAACTGGTCATGTCGAAAGCCGTCACCGTGTTTCACAACGATCAGACCGCAATGGCTCGCCAAGGCGACGTCATCCGCCGTCCGATGCCCTACATCGCGCGCTCGTTCACTGGCCTTGACCAGTCGGCAAACTTCGCCGGCAAAACGCAGTTGACCGTTCCGGCCGCAATCGACACGATCCGTTCGTCGCCGTGGCTGATGGACGCAACCGAACTGCGCGACGCACTGCAAGAAGGACGTCTCGGCGCCGCTGCAAAGCAAAAGATCGCGTCGGACATTAACGTCGACGTCGTGAACGCTGTGTCGCAGCTCGGCTCCCTCGTCGTGAAGCGCACCGTTGCCGCAACCGGCTTCGACGATCTCGCGCAAGCTGATTCGCTGATGAACGAAAGCGGCATCGACTACGAAGGGCGCTACTCGGTGTTTGGCTCGCGCGACTACAACGCAATGGCCGGCAACCTCGCCAGCCGCGCGTATATGGTCGAAGGCCAGAAGGCAGCAAACGCTTACGAAATGGCAACTGTCGGTCGCCAAGTCGCAGGCTTCGAACGTGTTCTGAAGGCTGATTACCTCGCGCGTCTGGCTGCTGCTGCTGGCGTCAGCGTGACGGTGAACGGCGCGAACCAGTACACGGTTCCGAAGGCACTCAACGCAACGCCGGCCGGCCCGCTCCAGTCGAACGTTGACAACCGCATTCAGGCGCTGGCGATCACCGTCACGTCGGGTAACGTCAAGGTCGGCGACGCCTTCACGATCGCTGGCGTGAACAACGTCCACCCGATCACGAAGATTGACACCGGACAACCGAAGACATTCCGCGTCGTCGGCATCGTTTCGGGCGCAGGCGGCACGGGCACGATCAGCATCGCTCCGGCAATCATCAGCGGTCAAGGCGGTACGGACGCGGAACTGTCGTACAAGAACGTGACGGCAACCCCGGCATCGGGCGCGGCGATCACCTGGCTTAACACCGTTTCGACGGGCGTCAACTGCTTCTGGAAGAAGGAAGCGGTCGAAATCCTGCCGGGTCGCCTCGCAGTTCCGAGCGATCAAGGCATGGCGGTGATGCGCGGCACGACGGACCAGGGCATCGAAATCGTGATGGCGAAGCAAGCCAACATCAAGAACTATCAGTCGCTGTACCGGATTGACGCGTTCTATGGTGTGAGCGTCACGAATCCTGAAATGGCCGGCATCATGTTGTTCAACCAGACGTAAGCAACGTGTTTCGGGCGCCCTTCGGGGCGCTTCGCTTACCTTTGGGGGAACTCCATGTCTGCTACAAGCGAGGCGCGCGCGCTTCCGTTTTTCACTGATCTTTACGGGCAGCCTCTCGAATCCGGCACGATCTATATTGGTCAGCCCGGCCTTGATCCGGTCGCCTATCCGCAGACGGTTTATTCCGACTCGTCTAGCAATACCGTACTTGCGCAGCCTATCCGCACGACTCACGGTCACGCGGTGTCTGCTGGCGCGCAAGTGCATATGTACACGCAAGTCCCGTATTCCATCACCGTTCTGGACGCTGCTGGCCGCACGGTCTATTCGTCGCTGAACGAGATCGATCCGACTCTGACGACGCTTACCAAGTCGAGCGTGCAAAGCGTTGGCAGTTATGCCGAGCTGCGCGCACGCACTGGCGGATCGAGCAATCAAGTCTACGTCGCGAACGTCGGCTTGTTCATTTACGTATCGGTCGACAACACGTCGCCCGAAAGCCTGCCGTTTGTCGTCGTCGGCAATGACGGCTCGCGCTATTACCTCGATCTGCAAGACGGTAATTTCGGCTGGCTGCGTGCGTCGCGTCCGTCTATCAATCCGGCGCTTGGCGCGGGTGGTGGGTGGCTGAGTTGGAACGATGCGAACGACGGCACAACCTGGCTCACGAACAACAAGGGCGCAGGCGTCGGCGGCTTCGTCCTTCGTAACGTCAACGCAGACAACACGTCCGAACTCGGGCGCGTCTCCGTCACGGCGACGGGCGGCCTGGTTACTGGCGACTTCATCAACAGCGGCGGCAAGATCACGACGCTTGGCGGCGACATTCAAGCGGCCGGCAACCTGATTTCGAACGGCGGCAACGTCGTGCTGACTTCGGATCTGTCGCGCTCGCTGTCGTGGGATGCGGCGAACCAGCGTTACGTTCTCGCGATCTCTCCGCTGCTCATACAGGGCTCGCTTGCGCTTACACAGGCATCGCTCATTTCGAACCAGCTTGCTAACGGTGTCGGCTCCTATCAAGTCGGCAACGGAACCGGCCCGACTCCCACGCTCCCCGGAACGTGGCAGGGAACCGGCACGGCGCAAAACGGCGTTTATCTCTGGCAGAGGGTCGTCTGATGGAATACCAATCCGTCTCCAATCCGGTCTGGACTGATGCGGGTCATTCGATGATCGCCGTCCAGATCGTCTTTCCCTCTATCAGCCCGTCGCCGCTTAAGTTCGTCGCGTCGCCTAACGACGTGATGGACTACGGCCGCGCGATCTACGCAGACCTCATAGCAGGAAAATACGGCGCAATCGCTGAGGCTACACAATGACGACTATTAACGATCTCTGCGTCGTAAGTTCTTTTTCCGGTGACGACAAGTTACCGATGTGGCAGAACTCCAACGGCGTAACCCGCGCGTTGCCGCTGTCGGTCCTGACCGACCAGTTTCTGACGCAGGATTCGATCGCCGCATTTGCGGCCAGCGCAGCCGTTGAAACGTTCGCGGCTGGCGCGGGCTTCACGCCTGGAACAACGCGTTCCATCACGCTCGCCAATCAGTACCTGTCGACGAGCAATATCGAAGTCTTCTTTGATGCAGCGTTTCAAGGCCCGGACCAATATACGCTCGTTGGAAATACGCTCGCTTTCATTTCGCCTATTCCCGTAGGAGTACAGAGCGTCTATGTGCGCGGCGGCGCAACGCGTGTGATTGGAGCGCCGTCCGATGGCACCGTTACAGACGTCAAGGTCGCAAGCGGATCGAAGCTGTACAACCGGATTACCGATCTGATCGACGTGCGCGACTATGGCGCGATCGGCAACGGCATTGCGGACGATACCGCGGCGATTCAAGCGGCGGTCAATGCCGTTATGTCGCTGCCGGGTGGTGGGCGTCTGTATGCACCGGCTGGCACGTACCTTATCAACACTGCTGTCGCGATCCAGAAGAACGCCAGCAAGACCTTGCGCTTCTTCGGTGACGGCGCGTCAACCGTGTTCAAGGCTGGCCCGTCTCTCGTGTCGGGCGCGATCTTCAATCTCGGCGCGGGTAGCTCCGCAGCGGGCGGCATGGACTGCGTTATCAGTTCCATGTCGATTCAGCCGCAAGTCGGCGTCAATCATACCGGCTTCGTCTGCCTGAACATGAACGGCATCGTCTTTCAAGACGTGCATTTTGGTGCGGTTCAAAACGGCGTCACGCTGAACGCCTGCTTTGCAACGCGCTTCATTAGCTGCCAATGGATTCTGACCGGCTTGTATGCGGTCTATTCCTACACGGCTGCGCACAACATCATTCTTGATCGCTGCAGCGCGTTCTCTGTCGGCTCCAACGTGCTTCGTCTGGACGGCGCGACGAACAACATCGTTATCCAGAACTGCGATTTCGAAAGCTGCGGAAACGTCTATTCAGTGGCGGGCGGCTCGTCGAGCATCCGCGTGACTGGAAGCTATATCGAGTACACGACGAACCTTGAATTCTTCCATCAGGGTCTTTGTTACGACGTCATCGTTGAAGGCAACTGGATCGCGCTGAATGGCGGCGGATCGGGTGCGGGGCTCGGTGGTGGGACGGCTACCTATCAGAACTGGTCGCGCGGCTCGTTCAAGCATAACAGCGGCTACAACATGACGATCGCATGGGATACGACCGTATCCGATGTGGACGTTGGCGGCAACTTCTCGGTCGGCTCCTTCTCGGTCGGCGCAGCGCCCTTTGCTGCTGTGTCTGGCTTCCTGAATACGTGGTCGGCCGGAGCGCATACGCCGGGATACAAGAAGTTCGATAACGGCATTGTCGAGATCCGCGGCAACTGTACGGCCGGCGCAAGTTCGCTTGGCGCGGTGGCGTTCGTTCTTCCTGCTGGCTATCGACCGTCGCAGCAAAAAGTCTTCGCCTGCGTCACGACCGCCAACACGCTCGCAGTAGTGATTGTGGACACGAACGGGAACGTCGTTCCTAACGTGCCGGGCGGGGCTGCGGGCGCCGTCGTCAACCTCGATGGCGTGATGTTTAACGCCGCGCCTCAATAAGGGGCTGACATGAAAGAAACCGCTTCCGCAGTCGCCAAGGCTGCGCCGCCCATATCCGTTGTATGGGCGGACCTTCATGGGATCCATGTGGCCGATGTTGTGATGGTTCTGACGCTCGTTTATACGTCGCTCCAAATTTTCGTGCTGATTCGCGACAAGTTGGTGCGGGCATGAATAACCAGAACCTTAAAACACTGATTGCCGAGCTGCGCCGCGATGAAGGCGTGCGCTACTCGCCGTACAAAGACACGAAGGGCATTTTGACGGTCGGAGTAGGGCACAACCTTGTTGCGCATCCTTTGCCGGCCGGCTGGAAATATCCGCTGAACGACATTCAAGTCAATTCGCTGCTCGACGATGACTTAGAGAGCGTGTTTCACGATCTCGACGGGAATCTGCCTTGGTGGACTGACTTGAGCGACGTTCGCCAGCGCGCGCTTGCCAACTTCGTCTTTCAACTCGGCATTACAAAGGCGCTCGGCTTCACTAAGAGCCTTCCTCTGATTCGGCAGGGCAAGTACACGGCCGCAGCCGAGAACATGCTTCTGTCCGATTGGGCGAAGCAGACTCCACTCCGGGCGAAGCGGGTAACGGAAATGATCCGCACCGGACAACCGCAAGGCTAACCAATGGACAAGACCTCAAGCCTCTTGACGGGCGGCGTCACCCTGAGCGCCGCAACCGTCGAGCCGCTCGTGTCATGGGCCTTTACCGGCTTTCATGCCGCGATGCCGGCCAGTGTTCCGTTCGTCGTCGCTTCGCTTGCCGTTACCGGCCTGCATGCGATTTACAACGTCGTCTCCGCAAAGCTGGCAAAGCCGGCGCAACCTCAGTAAAGGATCAAGCCATGAAGAAGCTATTTCTCGCCGCTCTCGTCGTCGCGCTGTCCGCATGTACCGCTGTGCAGCAACAGACCGCCTCGGACGCTGTAACGAAGGCTAAGGCACAGATTGCGAATGCCTGCCTCGTCGTGCAGCCTACGCTCGTCAATCTGCAAGCCGGCCTGATCGCTGCGCCGGCCGCGCAACAGGCACTGATTGCAACGGTGGTGTCGGATAACGCCGCATTCTGTGCCGCAGCATCGAACGTCAGTGCGGCATCGGCTCAGTCGATCGTCAATACGACGATTCCTGAGCTAATCAAGGCGCTGGCGCTTCTGCCGATCCCTGATGCGGACAAGCTGACGATTCAGATTGCGCTCGGTGCGGCATCGGTGGCGCTCTCCAACTTCCTCGTCGTCTACGGTCAGCCGGTGGCGGCTCCTGCCGTAGCAGCGTCGGCATGAGTGCGTTTCTGACTCCGCTCGATCTGCGCGACGCCGACAACACGGACGATGGACAGTGGACCCTCGCGGCTCCGCTCGTCTATCAGTCGGACGTTGCCGGCGTGACGTTCACGGTTCCGGCTGGCTTCCAGACGGATCTCGCGTCAGTGCCGCGCATTCCGATTGTCTATGAACTGTGCGGCGATACAAGTTCGAAAGCGGCTGTCGTCCATGATTTTCTGTATTCAACGCATCTGGTCGACCGCGTAACTGCTGATGCTGTGCTTTATGAGGCATCTGCAGTTACCGGCGTCCCCGGCTGGCGGCGCTGGCTGATGTGGGCGGGCGTGCGCCTCGGCGGCGGCTCGCATTGGATCATCAAACCTGTAGTGAAGGAAACGGCATGAAAAAACTTCTTCTCCTGCTCGCGCTGGTCGGATCGTCGGCATTCGGCGCAACGCTCACGCCGATCCAGCTTATCAATCCTTCTGGCTCGGCATCTGGTCAAGTCATATCCTCGACTGGCCCGACGTCGGCGCCGGCATGGACGACGATCACGCTTTCGGGATTGCCCGGAACTGTCGCGATTGCCAGCGGCGGAACGGGCGCGGTGACGGCATCGGCTGCGCGAACCAATCTCGGGCTCGGGACTGCTGCTACAGTCAACACCGGGACGAGCGGGGCGACTGTGCCGCTGCTCAATGGCGCGAACACCTGGTCGGCTGCTCAGACGTTCTCGATTCGTCCCACGTTCAACGGCGCAACGCCCTATGACTCGGCAAACCTGACGATCGCGAACTATGCGCCGCTTGCCTCGCCCGCATTTACCGGATCCGCAACGTTTTCGACTCGGCCGACATTCAACGGGGCGACGCCATACGACTCGGCTAACCTGACCATTGCAAACTATGCGCCGCTCGCGTCTCCGACGTTCACCGGAACCGTTACGACTGCGGCACTGAGCGCAACCACACTGAGCGCCAGCGGCAATGATGCGCTCGTCTATCAGAACGCTTCCGGCCAGTCGATCCCGAATGCGGCCACAACGACCGTCACGAACTGGACAAAGCTATTCGATCGGGTCAATGCGAACTTCAACGCGGCGACGGGCGTCTTTACGGCCCCGGTGACTGGCTACTATCGCGTGAGCGCCACCTGTCAATTCGTCGCCACTACGGGCGCGGTGTCGAATCAATTGGGGTGGGTCGTTACGGCCAATGGCGTCGTCGTTGCACAGAGCCCGTATCTGATCGAAGCAGCCGGTTCAACGCCGCGCGCAGTCAGTGTCAATACGATCGTGTCGCTTGCGGCCGGCCAGACACTGACGCTCGGCATTTACCAGAACACTGGCGCAGCGCTGGCGCTGTCCAACACGGCCGCTAACAACTGGATCGCGATTAACCGAGTTCCGTAACGTAGCGTGGCAAGGCGGGTAGCCCAAGCAGGGCGCGCGCCTTGTCTTGCACGTCTGACGAACACTGATAGCCGTAGACGTCCGGGTCGATTAGATCAAACAGAAACGCCCGGATCAACTTGATTTCTTCTGCTTCCCGCCGCAACAGCATCGAACCATTTCCCATTTTTATTATTCCTTGCTTGACATAATAAGGTTTATCACTTGTGGATAAGGTTATCCACATACCGCA